AATGCTTAAGCAAATCGAGGGTACTGATGTTACAATTCCTGACTTTGCGCCAGGCTCTGCGAGTGATAGCGAACTTGAAGCTTTGAATGAGTGGCTGTACATTAATCAGCGCGGTAGAAGAAGAGTCACAAACATTTTCAAAGAGCTCTATAAAAAATAAATTATAGTGTAAAGTTTAATAATTTTGCTTATACTCCTAAGGTAACGAAAGGAGTATTATACATGTCAAAAGATGATTTTACCAAAGATCTAATTAAGTCGCTCAATAAAGATCACGGGGCTCGAGTAGCCTATAACTTAGCTGAAGACGAAAGTCCGACACACGTACGTCGTTGGATCAGTACAGGTTCACAACTTTTAGACTATATTTGCGCAAATAGAAGATCAGGCGGGTTGCCAGAAGGTAGAATCGTAGAGATATTTGGTCCGCCGTCGATTGGTAAATCACATATTGCGACACAAATTGCGAGAAGTACACAGCGTATGGGAGGAATAATCGTCTACATTGATACAGAAAACGCCACGTCTGTCGAAAACTTACAAAGATTAGGAGTCGATGTAAGTCAGCGCTTTGTTTACGTTGACACACACTGTACAGAAGAAGTACTGGCAATTGCAGAAAAGACCATACTTAAGGCCAAAGCACTTGATAAAGATGTCCCTATAACCATTATCTGGGATTCTGTTGCCGCTTCTTCTCCTAAAGCTGAGCTTTTAGGTGACTACGATAAAGATAGTATTGGCTTGCAAGCTCGCGCAATATCAAAAGGTATGCGCAAAATTACTGGCGTAATTGGCCAGACAAATTCTCTTTTTGTGATACTTAACCAGATAAGGACTAAAATTGGAGTTATGTATGGAGATCCTACTACTACACCCGGAGGCAAGGCGATCCCTTTTCACTCGTCTATACGAATCAAACTGGGAGCAGGACAGCAAATCAAAGACGGGGATGATGTCATCGGCATTCAAGTTTCTGCGAAGACTGTTAAGAATAAGGTAGCGCCACCTTTCAGAACTGCAAACTTTCAAATACACTTTGGAAAGGGTATTGTCGAGCATGAAGAAATATTTGATCTTTTAAGAAAGAATGGTGCACAGATTGTACGCGATAAAGTAATTGAAGTCTCTGGTTCAGGTCAGTGGAAAAAATTTACTGTTGCAGAACATGAAACAGGTGAAATTATTATTGAGAAAAAATTTAGAAAGAAAGAATTCGGTGATATCATGAGTGACCCTGAGTATGGTGATTACATCAATTCTTTGATTGAAAAAACGATGATCAAAATAATGGGTGATCCGGAAAGTGTTGATATTGATCTAGAGTCGTATGAAGAAATAAAATCTTTATCTGAAGAACTTCTTCTAGATGATTAAAGATAGAATCTTAATTATAGACGGGTATAATCTTTTCACGCGTCATTATGTCGCACATCCCGGAATGTCAGAAAACGGAGATCAGATTGGCGGTTTAGTTGGCTTTTTTAACAACATGACCCGATTAATTACAAGAACGCGCCCGGAACACTGTTTCGTCATTTGGGAAAGCGGAGGTTCAAAAAGAAAGCGTGACCTCTACAAAGGGTATAAACAAGGTTCAAGACCACAAAAGCTTAATCGATATTATGATGATATACCTGACACGATGGAAAATCGCAATTATCAAATTGTAAGCCTAATTAAGCTATTAAGTTTTTGTCCAATTACACAACTTTACATACAGGATGGTGAAGCTGATGATGTAATTGGATATCTTTGTAGATATAAATTTAAATCGAAGAAGAAGATTATAGTTTCCTCGGATCATGATTACTATCAACTAGTGGGAGATGATACCATTATTTGGTCGCCAACTTTAAAATCATTCGTCAATAGTAAAACTGTAATTGAAAGATATGGTGTACACCCGACTAACTTTTGTCTAGCAAAATCTATCGTTGGCGATAAGTCAGACAACATACCAGGTGTACCCCGGGTAGGCTTTAAAAGTTTATCAAAAGAATATGGGGCGATCCTTCTGGCAGAAGACGTAAGTGGAGACGCGTATCAGCAAATAATTAAAAAAAATAGTGAGATGCTTGAAAGATCTAAAAAAATAATCTTTAAAAACATCGATGATAATAATGATTTAATCAGAAGAAATTACAAACTTGTTAATTTAGATGTGCAAAATTTAACACAATACCAATTACAAAAAATTAACCACAATCTTGAAAATTTAAGTTGTACATGGAACAATATAGAAGCGCATAGATTACTTAATAAGCTTGGAATAAAATCAATTGACTTGCTTAGCTGTAATCATATTTTCAGATTACCCAAACAACAAGGAAAAAACGAATGAATGATGTCAATAACCACTTTTCTAAATATGGAAAGTCGTTTCAAGAAAAAATCTTTCAATCACTTATGGTCGATCATCAATGGGCTGCACAGATGGTCGACGTTATGACTCATGAGCATTTCGAACTTAAGTACCTACAATACCTATGTGACAGATTCTTTGGTTTTTATTTTAAATACAAGAACTTCCCAACGCTTAACTTGCTTGTTTCAATTATTAAGGACGAGCTTACACAAGGTAGTGATGTCATAATGAGGGAGCAGGTTGTCGAGTTCTTATCACGAGTCAAAACATCACCTAACGTCGGCGATTTAAACTACGTGAAAGATAAAACACTTGATTTTTGCAAAAAGCAGGTTTTACAACAAGCACTTGAGGATAGTGTAAAAGCAATAAAATCAGAAAATTACGAATCTGTTCTTGGAATTATGAAAGATGCGGTGTTTAAGGGTAACACATCAACTGTTGGTCATGATTTTTTTAATGATCATGAGGCTAGATTTGCAAAAATTAACAGGGTGACATGCCCAACAGGTATAAACCATTTAGATCAAAAAGATGTTTTAAACGGTGGTTTAGGCAGAGGAGAGATTGGAGTAATTACTGCCAACACCGGCGTAGGTAAATCTCACTTTCTTGTAGCTATGGGCGTTGAAGCAATCAAGAGGGGTAAAAACGTTATCCACTACACCTTTGAGTTGTCTGAAACGGCCGTAGGCATAAGGTATGATAGTAATTTATGTGATATTTCGTCATCTGAAATTATTGATAAAAAAGAAGAAGTACTGAACCATTATAAGGAAAATGACTACGGTAGATTAATAATTAAGCAATATCCAACTGGATCCGCGAGCATAATTACATTAAGGAATCACATTGAAAAATTAACGATGAAAGATTTTGTTCCTAGTATGATTATAATAGATTATGCTGATATTATGAGATCAACACGAAGTTATGATTCAATGCGTCATGAGTTAAAATTAATTTACGAAGAGTTGAGAAATCTTGCAATGGAAATGAATATTCCGATTTGGACAGCATCACAAGCAAATAGAGATTCAGCAAAATCTGATGTTGTGGGTTTAGAAAATATGTCAGAAGCTTATGGTAAAGCAATGGTTGCCGACGTTGTACTTTCTATATCTAGAAAGCCAATGGAAAAATCAACAGGTGCAGGTAGATTATTTGTAGCAAAGAATCGCGCAGGTCGAGATGGAATATTGTTTCCCGTAAGAATTGATTGCTCAAAATCAAAAATAAGTGTCATTGATGACGCAAGAGAGTTAAGTGTCGTAGATATGATAGAAAGTCATAATACGGGAACAAAAGACATGTTAAAATCAAAATGGAAAGAAATCACAGGAAAATAGGGGAGCGAGAATGTACACATACGACGAATCGTATGCAGCAAGCTTAGAATATTTTAAGGGAGACGAGCTAGCTGCCAATGTTTTTTTAACAAAATACGCATTACAAGATAATGAAGGTAGTTATTTAGAAAAGACACCTGACGATATGCACCGACGTATTGCAAGGGAATTCGCCAGGGTCGAGTCAAAATATGACAACCCGTTGTCAATGACAGAAATTTATAACCTCTTGAAGGATTTTAAGTACATTGTACCGCAAGGATCTCCGATGAGCGGTATCGGTAATAACTTTAAAATTCAATCATTATCAAATTGTTTTGTAATTAAAGCACCAAATGATAGTTACGGCGGTATTTTAAAAACTGATCAGGAGCAAGTTCAAATAATGAAGCGAAGAGGAGGTGTCGGATTTGATATTTCGTCTATTCGACCGGCAGGTATGAAAACCTCTAATGCAGCGAAGACAACGGGCGGAATAGAATTGTTCATGGATCGCTTCTCAAATTCATGTCGGGAAGTTGCGCAAGGTGGAAGACGTGGCGCATTAATGCTTACCATAGATGTGAGACATCCTCAGGTTGATGATTTTATAAAGATTAAGCGAGATTTGACGCGCGTGACCGGTGCAAACATTTCAGTTAGGTTGACAGATAAATTTATGCAAGCCGTGCAAGGGGGTGAGGATTTCACGCTGCAGTGGCCTGTCGATAGCGAGAAGCCTTCAGTTGTCAAGACTGTAAATGCTCGTAAACTTTGGCATGAAATAATTGAGTCAGCACACGCGTCTGCTGAGCCGGGCCTTCTTTTCTGGGATACAGCAACAACTCGAACCCCGTCTGATATCTACAGTGAAGAAGGTTTCGGCTCGGTATCCACCAACCCTTGCGGTGAAATTATACTTTCACCCTACGACAGCTGTAGGTTAATGCTAGTAAATCTTACCTCTTTTGTTTCTAATCCATGGACAGATGAGGCAGAGTTCGATTACGGTCATTATGCTTGTGTTGTGCAAAAAGCTCAGAGGCTAATGGACGATATGATAGATCTTGAAATCGAGCAAATTGACAAGATTTTAGAAAAAATACGACAAGATCCTGAACCTAAAAATGTCAAGCTTATAGAATCAACCTTGTGGAAAAAGATTCGCAACGCTGCAGTTGAAGGTAGAAGAACAGGTCTTGGTATTACTGGTTTAGGCGATGCCATA